TATATTCCAATTAAGATGGGTGGAATAACAGATGAATCTGTTATGGATATGGAGAAAAGGAAATATTATATTCAGAGTTATGATTTTATAATGATGGGATTTTTAATTGATGAAAATGAGTTTGAGGTTAGCCCATCAATTACAAGGGTACTTCAAGTTTTTGAAACAGACACTAGAAGTATTAGTAGGGGTAAAAGAAAAGATATTCCAAATGATACAACTGAAATAAATTCTTTATTCAAAGTTGGTGTAACATCCTTATCAGAACGATTTAACTATATCACGGATTTAACTATTGAACAAACAACCAATATTGATTCATATGATGTGTTTATTAATAATGATTATTATGGTACTGATGTTAATTTAATTCAATTGAATAATGGTGATATAATAAGGATTGATATTGTTAAAGTTGATGTCTTAAGTGAGAGTACAATAAAAATAATAAGTAAATTACTTTAATTGTCCCCATATATGTCTTTCTTCTCTTTACACTTCTCAATTATTAATCTTTCTAAAAAACGATACATCTTAATACCATTTTTATCACAATAACTTTTAAGGAGGTTGTGAACCTCAATAGATATCTTTAAATTTTTTATTTTCTTCTCCTTATTATCCATAGTAGAAAAAAGGTAGAATTTATTCTACTCAATTTATATATATATATCTATATGTAAAGTATTTTACATTTTTATTTAATATTTATCTAGTAAATAAATTACTAAACACTAAAAAAATGTCTAATTCTAAAGTTTTCGTATCACCAGGTGTTTATACTTCCGAAGTTGACTTAAGTTTTGTATCACAGAGTGTGGGTGTTACAACATTAGGTATTGTCGGTGAAACTCTTAAAGGTCCCGCTTTTGAACCTATATTCATTAGAAACTTTGACGAGTTCACAGCCTACTTTGGTGGTACTTCACCAGAAAAATTCATCAACACACAAATACCAAAATACGAGGCCGCATATATTGCCAAGGCGTATTTACAACAATCAAATCAATTATTTGTAACAAGAATATTGGGGTTATCGGGTTATGATGCGGGACCATCTTGGTCTATATCAACAATTGCAAATGTTGACCAATCAACCGTTGATTTCTTATGTTTGGGTTCAACAATACCGTCAGGTAGTTGTGAATCTGTTTGTACTGGATATTCAATTTACGATTATTCAATTGAATTTACGGGTTGTAATACTACCCTTGATTCAATCACATTCACAAGTCCTATTGACCCATTAATTTTAAATAAAATTGATTTACCTTTTGAACAATTTAATGGTTCAATTAGTACATTAAGAGAAAATTTGTATCAACAAATATTGGACGTACTTATTGACCCTAATTTGGAAGATAACTCAATTTATTATTATGGACCTATTTCTGGTTCAGATTACACAAATTTAGTTGCAACTGGATATACTGCTGCGACAAATGTATTCAAAGTTGATAATGTTGATGCTAGTTTAATTGATTACACAGCTCCGGTTAATGACCCTTGGTATTATGCTTTGTTTGACCATACCAATATTAACTCGATGTATACTGGTTTTTCATATTATTCAATTGTGTCTGGATTGACTATTTTACCAACTACTATAACAACGACAATACCACCATCTACAACAACAACTACAACTGCGAATCCTTGTGTCACTCCGTTACCAACAACGACAACAACAACTGCAGCACCTATAATTGTAACTTGTTATTCAGGTATTGTTACCGGAACTATATATGTTTTCTCAGGTATGGCATACACAAATTACGATGATTTGGTTATCGCTACATTACGTTCAAGAGGTGTTGCAACTTATGGTGCGGATAGTACTGGACCAGCGTATCAAGTTACTGGGTTAACTGATGTTTCATTAAATTGTTCTGGAATTTATTCAGGTATTACTAAAAATCCATATGAAACTTTTGGTGTTAACATTACAGATGAAGATGGTGATACTTTCTTCTTTGAAACTTCATTCTCGAATTCAAATGTGAATTATATAGGTAAAGTATTTGGTTATTCTAATTTTGCAAAACCAAGAACAATTGTACCTTTATTCTTGGAAGAAAGATTCCAAAGTTTATTAAATTATGCGTATAGAAAAGGTTATATTAGAGGTTTGAATTGTAATCTAACTTCTTTAGATAGTGCTAGGTCTTCAGAATCAACATCAATTGCTTGGTATTTAGAACAATATCAATCACCTGAATCACCTTGGGTTGTATCTGAATTAAGAGGTAGTAAGGTGTTTAATTTGTTTAAATTTATTACTATCGCGGATGGTGATGCAGCAAATACAGAATTAAAAATATCAATAGCCAATATGTCATTTAATAATGGCACTTTTGATGTATTTGTACGTGATTTCTTTGACAATGACGCTAATCCTGTTGTGATTGAAAAATTCACCAATTGTACTATGAATCCTAATGAAAATAGTTTTATCGCTAAAAAGATTGGTACTAGTAATGGTGAATTCCAAGTGAATTCAAAATATATAATGTTAGAAATGAATGAGGATGCACCAACTGATGCTTTACCTTGTGGATTTGAAGGTTATATGTTTAGAGAATATGCTGGGGTTAAATCACCATTCCCAATTTATAAAACAAAATATGATTTCCCTGGTGAAGTAGTATTTAATCCACCATTTGGTTTAACGTCAGGTGCTGATGATATTTCTAGAAGTGCTGGAGATAATGTTAAAAGAACTTATTTAGGTATTTCCGATACGGTTGGTTTTGATATTGATTTCTTTACTTATAAAGGAAAACAAAATCCAGTAGACCCTTGTGATGGTGTTGGTGTTAATTGGGCGTTTAAAACACAAGGTTTCCATATGGATAAAAACGCTTCGGCAATTACAATGTCTAACTCGTTCACAACTAGTGGTACTCCAGCGTTCCAAGTTGGTTCTGGGGAATTTATAAATGACCCAGAAAACCAATCAAATCCATATTATAAATTAAATGCACGTAAATTTACATTATTATGTCAAGGTGGTTTTGATGGATGGGACATATACAGAGAAAGAAGGTCTAATGATGATAGTTTTAGATTAGGTGGAAGAGGTTTCTTAAGAGGTGTTTGTAGTTCATTGAGGTATCCAAGTGCTACTGGTAGTGGTACATTTAAACGTATTACTGTGGGTAAAAATAGTGAGGATTATGCGAACACAGATTACTATGCTTATCTATTAGGACAACAAACATTTGCTAACCCTGAAGCGGTTAATATCAATGTATTTGTTACACCAGGTATCGACTATGTATTTAATTCAAACTTAGTTGAAGCCGCAATTGAAATGGTTGAATTTGATAGAGCTGACTCAATCTATATTTGTACAACACCTGACTATAATATGTTAGTTCCAAATACTAGTGACCCAATTAATAGTATTTCACCACAAGAAGCTGTAGATAGTTTAGAGGAAAGTAATATTGATTCAAATTATACGGCAACATATTATCCTTGGGTATTAACAAGAGATACAGTTAATAATACTCAAGTTTATATTCCACCAACTGCGGAGGTATGTAAAAACTTGGCTTTAACTGATAATATTGCATTTCCTTGGTTTGCGGTGGCTGGTTACACTCGTGGTATTGTTAATGCTGTAAAAGCTAGGGTAAAACTAACACAAGAGGATAGAGACACTTTATATAAAGGTAGACTTAATCCAATCGCAACTTTCTCTGATGTTGGAACTGTAATTTGGGGTAACAAAACTTTACAAATTAGAGAATCGGCATTAGACAGAATCAATGTAAGAAGATTGTTATTACAAGCACGTAAATTAATTTCTGCGGTATCTGTGAGATTGTTATTTGAACAAAACGATGCCAAGGTTAGACAAGACTTCTTGGATGCTGTTAATCCTATATTGGATGCCATCAGAAGAGACAGAGGTTTGTTTGATTTCCGTGTAACAGTTTCTTCAGACCCAGCTGATTTGGATAGAAATCAATTAACAGGTAAGATTTATATCAAACCAACAAGAGCCTTAGAATTTATAGATATTACATTCTATATTACTCCAACAGGTGCTTCGTTTGAGAATATTTAATTAAATCAAAAACTAAAAGGGGAGAATATTCTCCCCTTTTTTTATTAAACATATATTTATAAATAAAAATTATGAAGATATTAATAACAGAAAATCAACTTAAATCCTTATTAGAGTTTTATGAGAAAGGTTATTCGTTTGATTGGGATGACAATGTATTGAATATGCCCACCAAAATACATTTGGAGAAAAAAGTTAAAGATACTTGGAAAGACTATGATGTTTCAACTGAGAAGTTTAGAGAAATAAGACATAATATTGATGGGGAAAAATTGAGATT